GTCGGACCGAGCCAGAGTGCCGGCGACAGATCCAGCACATCGTTCCCGCCCACGTCCTTCTGCTGGGCCAGCTGGACGCGCATCGCGTCGACCGAGGTGACGCTCGGCACTGCTGCCGCCAGGATGTTGCCGTGGTCGGCGTGGAACAGCGTCTTGTTGGAATCCAGCTTCGGATTGCTGGCGAGGAACGCATACGCGTCGGCCTCAATGGTCCGCTTCGCGGCACGACCGAAGGCGGTCGCCAAGCCGAGGAACGCACCTAGGTCGTCGTTGATGATCGCCTGACGCGTCAGGTTGATGGTGTTGCCCTTGGTACCAGCGGTGATGGTTGCCTTCTCGCCGTCCGGGATCTTCTTGTTCTTGAACTCGCCAGCCTCGGTCAGCTTGTCCAGGTTGCCAATGCTGCCCACGCGGTAGCGCGAATGCTCGCGGAAATCACTGACGGTGCCAGTGACGCACCAGCGGGACCAGGTGTCCGGCGCAACGGCGTAGGCCGCCTGCAGCGCCTTGTGCATCGTGCTTTCGAGCAGCACCGGGAAGTCACTGCCGCTCTGCGTGAACGCGCGGCCGACCAGCTCCAGCTTCGCCATGCCATCGGTGCGTACTCCGCAGCGCTCCAGGCTACGACGGGCCAGGTCCATCAGGGTCAGGCCGCGCACTGGATTGTCACCGGTGAGCGCGAAGATCCGCTTGGTTGCGGGATCGATCACCTGGGCTCGGTGCAGCAGCGCATGCGTCACAGCGGAGCGCTTCAGATCCTGCTCGTCCTCGGTGACGCTGATGCGGTTGATGTTGCCGCCAGCAGCGGCATCGCGCTGCTCCAGCGTGGTCAAGATCAGCCCACGCACGTGGTCGACCGAGTGACCAGCGCGAATCCAGCCAGCTGCATGCTCGGTCTGGCCGTGGCGGGTTGCCAGCTCCACGATGTCGGCTGCGCGCGTGTCACCTTCCGGAGCCTGAGCTGCGGCCGGCGCTGCCGGAGCCGGGGTGTTGTTGATGGGTTCCTGCTGGACCGCCGATTCGGCGGCGCGGGCGGCGGGCTGAGGCATGGTGTGCTCCTGCGACGATGCGCTACGGGTGAATACACAGGGGGTCCCCTGTGCGGGTTGATTGCTGCGGGTGCCTGCTGCCGGGTCGGCCGGCACAGTGACGAAGCTGATCTCGCTCGGCGTCCACTCCACCGCGCGGTAGATCGGCAAATCGCCGGGGTTGACGGCGCGCTCGATCTCATAGCGCTGCACGGTGTAACCAACCGAGATATTGCGAATGATTCCGGCACCGATATCGGCGATTACGCCGGCCAGCTCCTCGCGACCGGAGAGACGGATAAGGGCGTGGCCTTCGCCATTGGAGAGCCAGGCGCGATCAACCACTCCCATCTGTGAGCCGATACCCCAGGTGTTATGGCTGTCCAAGACCGGTGCAGCGCCAGACGACAGACGCTCCATGTTGCAGGCAGCCTCATCAACGACCAGCTCCTCCCAGTAGTACGTGTCGTTCCACCAGTCGTAGCGGCGCACTCGGGTACCGGCGGTCCACTGGAGTTCGATCGTGCGTGCCTCGCTATCGAAGCTGGTCGGCTGCAGCTCGGCCTCACGCAACTGGGTGGGCATGAGGCGTGTCGTACCATCCTGCGTCGGAGCCTGGATTGGCTGGGGCATGGTCATTCCTCGTTGGTTGTTGAGGCGTCGACCAGGCCGGTCCGGGCGCCACTGGATTGAAGGAAAGTCATCAGACCGAGGGCGCCGGTCTCTTTCATCCGCTTGAAGTCCTTGCCCATCTCGACGTAAACGGCATCCGGGTCGTAGCCACGCCGACGCAGCGCCTCACTGGGTGAGTTGAGACCGGCGCCCATCGCTGCGATTTCCGATTCGATGTCCTGCTTGGGGTTGACGTAGTCCCAGCGCGGCGTGCTCCAGTCGGCAGTGCTTCCCGTGGAACGCACCCCACCGCCAAGCGCAGCTGCTTCGTCAAACCAGCGCCAGATCGGCTTACACATCTGCGGGACTAGCACCAGCCACTGCATCTGCTCGCAATCACGACGGAACTCCATCTGCCGGATGCGGGCACTGGAGAAGTTCACCTCACGCATATCACCGGTGGCCGACTCGTACGGGACACCGATGCCAGCAGTAATGATGTGCGCGTTAAACTTGCAATATTCGACGTAGCCCCCTGCCGGCTTTGGCTCGACAGTCTGGAAGGCTGTGGCACCGGTGATATGGGTGACGCCACCGCTGGGCAGTGGCCCAAGGTCGGTGACCTGGTCGCGATCTGAGCCGAGCTGCGAAGGGCCGTCATCGTCCGCGTTGGACATCGAGTCGATGTCGCCACTGACGATCACACCAAGCCGCGCTTCCAGGTTCTTCCGCGCCAGCTCGGCGTCTTCGTACAGCATCAGGTCCCGCACTCGCGCGATCACGGGGGCGAAGCGCGTAATGCCGCGTCCCTGCCCGGGACGGACGGGGTTGTAGAGGTGGATGATGTCGGATGCCGGCACCAACGAACTGCTCAAGCGTACAGAGCCACGCACAGCCTCACCGGGATGCGCTCCGAACAACCAGTAGCCGCGAATCCGACCGATCGCGTCGTACTCAATGCCGTTGATGATTTGACCACCGCCCGAAGCAGACCCGTTCTTGTTCCCGTCCAGCCAGTCGATCTCCAGTACCTGAAGCTGCAGCGGGACTGCGAGACCGTCCGACTGACGCCTGGTGCGGCGGCGAATCATGACCTCACCGTCCTGCTCCATCGCGCGATACGCGGTAGCCATGAGGCCGTAGATGTCCGACTTTCCATCAGCATCCGCCACATCGGCCCAGCGGCCCCACAGGGTGTCCAGCGCGGAAGCGTTTGGGCCTTCGGCCTTGGGAGTAATGCCGGTCCCGATCGTTGCGCTCACCAGCACTTGGAGGGACCGCGCGCAGTACGGAACGTTCTGCACCAGCGCCCGAGCTCGGTTCCGCAGCTCGCGGGCGTCTGCCAGGTGATCGGTGTTCGCGCTGGCCCCCGCCCTACGAACACGCCAACCGTCAGTGCGCGAAGCGCCCTCGTAGGCACGTACCGCATCAAGCGTTGCCCTGGCGCGGTGACGCTTCAGGGCTGCCTGCGGAGAAATGGCGCCGATGACCCTGTCCAGCAGCGAGGCCGCCATGTCAGAAGCCCCTCAGCGTCGTGAAGCGGTAGCGGCGTGTGGCCGACTTCCGTCGGCCAGCCGTCACGGCGGCAACCTCAGCTTCCATGCGGTCCAATGCCGTCAACATGGCTTCGACGGACTGATACGTGATCTGACGATCACCATGCCGAACGGACAACTGACCGCTGGCGATGGCGGCCTTCAGCCTCTGCACATCGTCTTTGGTCCAGCTCATCAGTGAGGCATCCGCGAGATCATGGATGCCAGTTTCCTGATCAAGTGCGGGTGAGTCTCGGGGAACTCACCCGCACCCCCTACTCATTGGCGCAAGGCTCATCAAGCAAGCGGTACAGCGTCCGTCTGTCAATCCTGAACCTCCTGCACAGCGACCGTACTGACTCCTGTTCCTGCATTCCTTTTCGGATCGCATCCACAGGGTAGGCACTGCTTTGCATGCTGGCAGGGATGTACAGATCCTGTGCTGGGTACTCCTCGACAAGGTAGGCCACCACGGCCTCCACAACGCTGCGTATATCGTCGCTGTCACATCGCAGGCGCAGCGCGGCGCCGACCGCGAGCTCCTCCGTCAGCTCACTGATTCGTACCTTGTTTCGGACTGTGTTCCTGCTCACCACTGCCTCCCCGTGCTGCGAGGCGGCGCAGGCCGTTGCCGACGAGGCACACTCGATGTTTCACGGGAATCAGTGGATGCGTCGGCCTCCGACTCAGCATCTTGCGTTTCTCGTGAAACGTTCACGCTTGGCGGCGCAGCCAGCCTTTGTTCCAAAAGGTCCCAATCGGAACGCGTGAAGCGGTTGATGCGGACCTCTGGGTGATGGGTCGCCGCGTAGGCATACACCCATGTGTCCAAAGGCTCGTTTCGGGTCACCTTCTTCTCAAAGCGATTCTTGACAGGGTTGTAGACCTCCGACACCAGGCCCGGGAAGAACTCCTCCGGTAGCTGGTCACTAAGGTGGACCATGCGATTCTCGGGCTTGCGCTCGGCGTCAGCCGACAGACGACTGTAGAGGTAGTGCTTGGCTGCAACGGTACCCACGTGGTTGATGGTGATGCCGCGCTTGTCAGTCTTGCCCTTCCAGGTGACGTCAGCCAGCTTGCCCTTGGACAGCACGGGAGCGTTGTTGGGTACAGCACCAAAGATGCACATTGGTCGGGTGATGCGCCGCTGACGGACGTAGTTTTTGACGGCCTCGGTGCGGTGGCCACCAGCGTCGATGGCCACTGCCATCGGCCGGAGCAGCGCGCCATCTTCGCGCTCGATTGCGCGGTTGAGCAAATCGGTCAGGGCTACCCACACCGCTTCCTCGGCTGGATCGCCCTGCAGCTCCACATAGTCCAGCGTCCATGCGGTCATACCCCGTCCCCAGCCGACGACGTGAACAGCAAGGCGGTTGTCCTGCGTATCCACACCTACGGTGATAGCCAGCACACCTTGCGGAGCCGAGCGAAGCGCATAGGGCTCGGCACGATCTTTGATGACGTTGTGCTTCACTGCCCGCATTGCCGGGTCTTCCCACGTCTCGGCCAGACGGTCATTCACGAAGGTCTTGAGGGAAGCTGGATCGCCCTGCGCCTCCAGCCACTCTTTCACCAAGTCCAGCCAGCGTGGACCCAGGCCAAACTGGTAGTACAGGCAGTTGATGGTGTAGCCACGGATCGGCGAGTCAGGATTGGCAGCGACCCAGCGCCCCTTTGCGATCATCTCTGTCTTGAAGTGCTCCTCGATGGCGACGCCACACTCGCAGCACGCATACCACGCGCGGCTCTTGTCCGGCGACCACACCAGGCCACTCCATTGCAGCGCTTGGTAGTGACCACAGTGAGGGCATGGCACGTGATACCGGCGCTGATCGCTCTTGTCGTACAGCTTGGCAATCCGGCTGAGGCCGGCGATCCCCGGGGTGCTGATGTACTGGCGCTTGTAGGTCGTTGGGAACGAGGAGGTGCGCCCATCAAGCATCTTGACCGGATCGTCGCCCGTGGACAGCTGCTGCGGCGCCTCATCAATCTCATCCACCTGCAGGTACTTCACGGTGGAGGACTTCAGTCGCTGCGGGCTGCCCATGTGTTCCACGAACAGCTGGCCGCCGGCAAAATCCTTGAACGTGCGCTGGTTGGCGCTGTCTCGGCTAGCGGTGCTGGTCAGCGCCTTCTTTACCGCTGCGCAGACCTCGATCATAGGATTGAGCTTCTGGGCAATCCATTTGTTCATGGACACCTCGCCCGGAAGCGCATACATCATCGGGCCTGGGGCATAGTCCATCCAGTAGGCCATCGCGTTTGTCGCTAACTGGCTCTTGCCGAACTGGATCGGGAACATGCAGACCTGGTCATGTACCGGGCTGCGGGCGGACATGTTGTCCATCGGCTCACGCAGTGGCGGGTTGCGGTCCGTTACCCAGCGCCCGGGCTTGCTGCCGCTCTTCGTGGAAAGACGCATGTGTTCGTCGCACCACTGCGACACGCTCATGGGCCGCCGCGGCTGTAGCGAGCGCGCCAGCACCGACGCCAGACAGCTCTGCGCCTCCATCATTCAGCAGCCTCCGCTGCCTTGGCCGCCAATGTGCGGAAGCCCTGGCTCAGTTCTTCCAGGGCGTGGCTCACCTCATCCCAGACCAGTCGCCGGCACCCGGCCTCATCCAACGTTGCCGCGAGCTGCGGCGCCAGCGTGTCGGCCAGGCGTTCCATCGCACCCCGGAACGTCGTTGCGTGCTCAGCGAGGAACGCCTCCACGTCTGCGCGGGGCAGCAGCAACCCCAGCTCCTTCTGCAGCGCGATGTGGGCCATGTGCGCGTCGGTCTCGGCCTTGTCGGCCAGCGCCTTGGCCTTGCGTGCAGAATCCGGTGTTTGTGGGCGGCCGGGGCGCGATGGCCTGGCTTCGTCGTCGTCGCCATCCTCTTCGTCGTCATCGATGTCGGCGTCGACAGCATTGGCCCCCTCCCCGCTCCCCACCAGCGCGCTGCCACGCTCATCTGCGTGGCGCTGGGCGACACCGGCATAGACCGGGTCTGCGGTGCGAGCGTAGAGCTCCAGGGAGGCGGCCTTCAGGAATCCCTTGCCGCCCTCGCCCACCACCACCCTGCCCTTCTTCCTCAGCTCGACCACGTAGGACGGCCTGCAACCGATCAGCGAGGCCAGCTCCTTGCCAGTGATCGTCACGTCTTCCTCAGCCATTGCTACCCCCTTCTCCATTTCCTTCGAAGATCGTTAAAGCGGAAAAACGCGCGCGCGTGAGCATGTGCGGGCTGTGCGGCAGCGTGTGCGGGATGCGATGGCCGCTGAATCGACGTGGCACAAGGCGTGTGCGGCGTGTGCGGGATGTGCGGTCACCTACATACGTACGCGAGGCGCATTGCGGCGTAGCACCTCGATACCCGTTCGCGCCCGCGCCCGCCCATGTAGGCCGATGCCCGCACATCCCGCACACGCCTACTACTGCAAGCGATTCACGGCAATTCAATGCCCGCACATCTGCCCGCACATCCCGCACACCCTGCACATTGATAGGCATGGTGATCACGCACGCCCCTTGTAGTCGGAGAACATGCGGCGAAAAGACACGACCTGGTCTCCCAGCCATGCGGCCTCTGTCTTCCCGTCAGGCACGGTGCAGTTGCCGAGCATCAGGAAGCCGTGAGGCCCGTTCACGCTCTGCTCGATCTGGTAGCGCTTGCGAGCCCGATCGGGATGGGTGATCTGGCGCTTACGCACCAGCGCGTTGATGAACTTTGGTGACGGAGCCGGGCGCGGCAGGCCTTCGCGCGCACACCAGGCCTTATAGACCTCGTACCACTCCTTCGACAGCGCCGGCATGGGCTTTAGCCCGGGGATGTCGTCGCCGTAGAGCTCGTCCAGGAACCGCTGCGGACTGTCCTGGCTCAGGCCAATCAGCTCCTCTTTCGCCTGGGTCATCGGCGGGTTGGTGCCATTGGTGAAGCCGGTCAGATCCACCTGCAGCAAATAGTGGTGCAGCGCCGCCGTGGCGCCATTGCGGATATCGGCCAGCACCTCGGTGTAGAACTCTTGACTGAGCTTGTCCGGCGTCCAGATCACCGCGTGGCGCCGGTCATCCTCCTCCAGCACGACAGGCATCGCCTCGTTGGAGAGGAACACCAGGTTCGCGTGATTGTCCTCCTCGTAGGCCTGGATGTTCTTCGGGTTGATGCGGATGCGGTCGCCCGTGATCAGCGCCTTGAGCTTGTTCTTGAGGTGGTACACCTCGGTGCGTGCAACCACCTCATCGGCGAGCAGGAACAGCTTGCGACTTGCCCAGTCATTGAATTTGTCTTCCAGCGCCGCCTGGTCAAGCACTCGACCGTAGTCACCGTAGAGCTTCATGTACTCATCGAAGAACATGTTCTTGCCGGTGCCCTGCGGACCATGAATGACGATGGTCGATTTCATCTTGGCGCCGGGATGCTGCAGCGGGTACGCAAGCCACTTGACCACCCAGTCGTACAGCGCCTTCTGGTTGGCCTCGTTTCCGCACATGTGCCAGAGCAGCTGCAACAGCCGGTCGCAATTGCCCTCCTGCGGTACGGTGGGCCAGCCGGCGAAGAGATTGCACGTCACCCCGGGTTTCTCACACGACGGGTCGAAGTCCACTTCCCGCACACGCACGATGGACCGATCCGAGTGCTCCATCCACGCCCGATGCAGTTCCTTGCGCACGCAGGCATCGCGCATGTCGCCCAAGGCAACCAGCATGTGCTCTTTGTGGTCGAACACCGTGCCGCCCTGCCCATAAACAAGCGCGAAGCGCTCAAGCAGCTCGTTCAGCGAGTGGATAGGCGCTAGGCGATCATTCCCCTCGCCCCCGTCGCTGGTGATGGAAGGCGCGCGTTTTGCTGCAGGCACCCGCCATGAAAGCTCCGTGAGACGGGCTTCGACCTGCGCCCGCACGACATGCAGGCCCTCTTGTGCGTGCAGATCGTTGAAGTCGCTGACCTTACGGCCGTTGTCGATGAAGCGCTCACGCCTGGCCGGCTCATCG